GCTCAGGTTTCAGATTGAGGGCTTGGCCATGTGCGGAAGACTTTCCCAGTACAGCGGCATTCATGACTTCGTTGCAGCGCTGAGCATGCCAAATGCACTGGCGAACTCCGTGGGTGAGTTACCCCTGGAGCGGTACAACGTCGCCCCGACAACCCAAGTCGCCCTGCTCCACCTGCAGGGTGACCATCTGCACGCCGACCTGGTGCGATGGGGATGGCGCCCGCACTGGGCCAAGGACCGTGCTGCACCGATCAATGCCCGCGTAGAGAAGGTGGCCCACGGCCCGTTCTTCCGCGCGATCTGGCCGCACCGGGCAATCACGCCCATCGACAACTGGTTTGAGTGGGTGGACGAAGGCGGACCGAAGAAGCAGCCCTACCTGATCCGCCGGCGGGACGGTGCACCCGTGCTGTGCGCCGCCATTGGCCAACTGCCCGACAGCGACGAAGGCCCAGGCGAGCATGACGGCTTCGTGATCATCACCGCCGACAGCGCCGGCGGAATGGTGGACATCCACGACCGGCGGCCCGTGGTGCTGACGCCGGACCTGGCTAGGGAATGGCTGGACCCGGCCACGCCCAAGGAGCGAGCAGAACAGATGGTGCTACACCAGGGCGAACCGGCCGAGGTTTTCGAGTGGTTCAAGGTCGATACTGCCGTGGGCAATGTGCGAAACAAAGGGCCGGCGTTGATACATAAAATAATGAATCAGTGAATGAGCTCTTTTGCCTTTTCAAGACACTCCGTCGCGCTATCCAGCGCCTCAGCAGCCTTGGCCGAATCCGCACTACCGTTCTCTGTGCGCTTTCCAGTAATCACGAACAGGATATCGACGCCGGATTTCGCGACCGACGCGAGGTAATCCGCCCGCGGAAAACGAATCCCACTTTCGTACCTTCCCTGAGCATTCACTTCCACTCCACCAATCGCACCAATGGCAGATTGGGACAATCCAAGTCTAAGGCGTTCAGATTTCAATCTTGCACCGATGCTCATGACTGTATATCCAAATGGGTGTACTCATGGGAGCTATTGAGTACAGAGCAAGTTCCCGCCTACAGCTTTTTCAGCTACCAAAAAACCACATGACGCCCACAACAGCAACGACCCATCCCAGCGTCAAAAGAAAAGAGAGACCTGCCAGCTGCTTGTCCATAAGAGCCTGCCAGTTCGATAGCTGCGGGCCAACACACGCAAACGGCAAGCGTAGCCTATCGCTATCAACGCGCAATCGCTCTGACATAGGCCTGGCACGCCCGCAGCGCAATCACGGCGTTATCCCCATCGTCGGTGATGGCGATAATTCGTTGAGCATGCGCTGGGTCAAGTTGGGCTCGACGGGCTGCATGAACCACGCCGACGGCGCCGGGGGTGGCGGGCACGTTGCAGCCACTGGCTGAATCCGTGGCGTCGAGAAGGACTGACAGCCGCATATCAGCAGTAGCAAGGCGGTCACGCAGCAGAGCCTGGTTGCGCTGGGCATCGGATAATTCCTTGGTGTGTTGTTGATCGGCAGCGGCCAGTTGCTGCTCGGTGGCAAGGCGCTTGTCCTGCTCGGCGCGGGCCTGGGCGGTAGCGGCATTGCCGATCGCGTCAAGGTCCGTCTGGAACTGTCCCGCCTGCTTTGCCAGCTTCCCGTCATACCGCCATTCCTGCACCTGCCAGGCAGCGCCGAAGCTCACGGCCATAACCAGCAGGATCAGCGCCGCCAGGCTGGCCAACTTCTGCACCGGCGTCATGCCAGCACCTTCAGCGCCACTTTGTACAAAGCCTGGCGATCCTCCAGGCCGTTGATGCCGCCATTGATACGACGGGTGATCTTCAGGAAATCGCTCTGGTCCGCCAGAGTGTTCAGCCCGCGGGAGGACCAGAACCAGGCTGCCGACATTGCCGCGTACTGCGGCTGCTCGAGCAGTTCCGGCTTATTGATCAGGTCCAGGCTCAACGCATCGCCGCACGCCGCATAGTTCGCCCGACCGGTGATCTGGATCAGGCCTCGGCCACGATATTTAAAGCCATCACCATTCACCGTATTACCCAGGTCGGTGCGCCCTTCGTAGCTGGCCTGCTGCGCCGTAGGGCCCCACAACTCTTTCAGCCAGCGGAACTGCCCCGACTCATGCCCGACCTGGGCGATGAAGGCCGCTATGCGCAGTCGAGTGACGATTCCGTACTTGGCCATGGCTGTATTCAGTACGGGAACAAAAACGCCGGCTTGGCGGCCGGCGTTCGGGAGGATCTGCAGCAATTGCTGCTCAGTGATCGGCATGCTTTTCTCCAGGCAATAAAAAACCCGCTCAAGGCGGGCGGCTTTGATCGTTTGCAGTTACGCAGGCACGACGGGCCACTCAATGGCATCCGGGTACTGCGGCTGCTCAATAACCCGGCTCAGCGCTACTCGGTATTTCTTCCAGGACTTGAGCGCCGCGAGATCTGCGTCAGTGGCTTCGTCGACATCCACGGCGTCCTGAAGTGGCGCGATCGCATAGTCAGCGACGGCCCGCTGCCGGGTGATCTCGGCCTGAGCCAACTCCAGCGGGTCAGCTGCAGGTGCTGTCAGCTCCGGCACCACCTGGACGGGCAAGGAGTCCACGGCCACATGCAAAGTGATGCTGTGCACCAAGTCGGCGGGCTCACCATCCTTGGCCACGCTGACAGCCAGCACGCCCTCGTTGTAACCGATGTCTACCGAACAAGCCGCGTCGACCTGATTCAGCACATAGCCCCAGCCCTCTGGCGGTGGAACCATGCCGAGCGTTCCATGTACCAGATACTGGCCAGGGCCCGGGTGTTCGGTGGTGATGGTGCTAACGCCCAAAGACGTGACATCGATGACGGCGCCGTCGGCACCGAGAATGTTTACTGCTGCGCGAGTGGTCATTAGATAGCCTTCAGTGTGCCGTCAGCGGCGCGAGTGGTGTTCCCGGTGTGATAGATCTCAATCCAAGGTGTTACGGCACCGTCGTAAATCGATTGAAATTTAATGGTGCCCGAATTGCCAGCAAGCCCATAAGGCCAGGCAACCGTCAGCCTGTTAGAGCCATCAGAGTGCCGAAAAATCTGCTTGTAAAAGTAGCCCGTACCGCCGGACGGCATGCCCGGAGAACCTGGCGGGTAGAGGTTTGGATCAAGCCCATGCACAGCGTTCGTCAACCAGCTTTGAACCACGCTTGTGCGCGTTCTGCCAGTCGCGTAAGCGTCTGCGACGTTTCCGTCCGCGTATCCAATGGCGGCCACCGCCGCGCTACCAAGCCCTAAGCCAGCACGGGCTGTAGCCTGGCTGGTGCCGCCGGTACCGCCCATGGCCACAGGAACCACGTTTTGCGTGGAGACCGTACCCAGGCCGGCCAGGGTGGCGCCCCATTGGTTGACGATCTGCCGGAGCTGATCGGCTGAGTCCTTTACGTAGCCCTGCATCGGAGCCAGGGCGTACGTGCCAGCAGAGACTGTCGCCCCCAGGTAGTTCGGTGAGATGGTCAGCACCGTGTTGCTGGCGATGTTGGTCACCTCATACCAGCGCCCATCGGGCCCAGTCCATGCATCACCTACGCGCCCGTTGGCGCTGAACGACGTGCCTGTGCCGGTGACCGTATTTGAATTCAATGCAACTGCAACTGTGCCGGCTCTGTACCAAGGCATACTTTTCTCCAGGAAATAAAAAACCGCTCAGGGCGGCTATTGGATATTGAATTGTCTGGTGAACGGCTAAATCACTGGCTTAGCGAACACCACGGGCACATAAAATGTCGCAGCGTTAGAGACTCCAATCGTAAACATCACAATCCGGTTGTTTGCGTAGTCCCACACGCAGTACAACTTAGCGCCCTTGCTAGAACCGGCACTGACATCCATCCCTATGTTGTTGATCATGATGTAATCGCCGGAGTCCAGCGGGGATGGCGCTGTAAAGTTGACCTGGGTCTGACCCTGCGGTGTTGTGCTGGATCCAATGTAGGTCCATGCCGATATCGTGCGGGTGAACTGCGCACACGGTGTCCCGCTATCAAACAACAACTTTCCTTGCCCATCCCATAATCTAAACCCGTACTTTGCAGTGGGAGTTGCCCCGCCGAACGAGGCCACGAAGAACTTTCCAGAGCCCATTCCCAAGAATGAGAAGCCCGTCCAGTTGCCTGCGGTACCGGTTATCTTGGCGTAACTTATGGTTACCGAGGCACTGGGGCGAACAAACACCAAGGGCGGTTCCTGGGTGGTTATCGGCGCCGGGAAGACGATAGGTCCGCTGTAGTCACCTTTGTACAGGACGACCAACCTGGCAAACTCCGAATCGATGACTACGACACCTGAGTCGTTGGTAAAGGACATTCCATAAGACGGCATTATCGGTACTTCATCACTAAAAGCCTCTGTGTGGCCAACCCTGGGGCCGGCGGCGACGACGGATTTATGCTTCGGTTAACGTACCAAACCCTCACTACCCCGGACATGACTTGAGGCTCGTATTGGATTGCGTTCAGGTTCTGTGCGCTGGGGTCTTCAGGGTATGGCGCGGTTGGAACGCACACCGCGCTGCAGGTGGCTGGATCACAACCAGGCACCGCTATGTCGCTATACAGCGTGCCGGCAGGCCGGGTTACTAGGGCTGAATAGATAACGCGCACGGTGAAAGAGGTTTCATCCAATTCAAGGAGGCCCGTAGGCCCCCAAACTCTCGCCCCATGGCTCATGCTGAAAGATCCCCCCACTGGTATCGCTTCACACCGTTCTCATCGAACACCTTGCCACCGGCGTTGTTGATTACCTGGCGTGCCTGGCCGCCGAGCGGGCTGTTGATTTCAAATGTCCCGTCGAAGAACAACTTCCAGCCGGTAATACCTGCCTGGTAATTGTTCGACTGGATGTAGTTGCCGATCTTGGCGTTGGTGATCGTCCCGTCCTGAATCATGGCGGAGCTCATGAACACCTGACCGCCCTGAACTACAAACGGCGTGGTGAAAGCACCACCATCGATTGTGTTCACTACGGCAAATCGATCAGCACTCACCAGGAACTGGCTTTGCAACAAACCATCAGCGCCCTGCTCGATACCCAGTGCAATCCCGGCGGCAACATACTGGCCGTTGGCATTGACCTGCATTTTGACGGACCACATGGTGGAAAGCTTTCCATTGGTATCAGCCTGAGCCCTTGCTGTTACCTGAATCGCAGCCTTGTTCTTCACCTCGCTGATTGCGCTGGCCAGGTCTCCCTCGTCGGTACCGTCCCGCCCGCCGCCAACAACTGCTTGAAGCGTGGTGGACTGTGAGGCGACGGCCTTGTTGGTGTCGGCCAGGGAATCGGTGACCGTTTGAACGGCTGCCGAGTTCTCTGCAACCTTGGCCTGTGTCGTATCGATTCTTTGGCCGAGCGCGGTGTCTGCATTCGCCCGGGCGATTTCCTCCTGGCTGATCGCCGCGCCGTTATTGCCGACGGTGACCCCCACCTGATCGATGCGAGTCCCAAGAGCACTATCGGCATCAGCCCTTGTCGATGCCTCACCGCCAATCGCAGCAGTGTTGCCGTCGACGCTGCTTTTCAACTGATCCAGTCGTGTCGCCGTTGCAAGGGTTTCAGTGGCTACCACCTGCTCAAGCGAGGTAAGCCCGGCCCTGTTCTGCCCTACCGCCGCATCCAGCGACGTGGTTCGCTCAACCAGCGCTCGGTTGTCCGAGGCCTGAACCTTGACCTGCTCAGAGAACTTTGCGGTGGCATCCCAACCTTTCAGAGCGTCCGCCAGGTCGCCCTCCCCGCTGTCCTCCCTCCAGCTCGCCTGGAGCGATTGCAGTGCAGATGCCTGTGCCGTGACCTTGCCGTCCACGGTGTCGATGGACGCCTTGTTCTGCTGGATCTGCAACGCCATGGCCTGGGTTGTCTCGGCAATGGTGCCGATATCGAACCAGTACTGGGCATTGGGAGGCGTAGTGTTTTTAGGTACCGGTGCGATGGCTTGGTAAAGGTGCTGGCCCTGCCGCACTACGTCGCCGGCGGCATAGGTTTTGGTCGGATCGTAGACTAGGGCGTCCGTGATCTGATCGATCAGGTCTTCCAATTCCTGCTTGGCCTGCTCCAAGCGATCGTTCACAGACCCCGGACCGTCGCCGGAGATCAGTTCAATCTCCTTGACCAACTCCTGAGCCAGCTCGGTTTTACCAATCTGGCCGGCAATCAAGTCCAGGATGGGGCCGGCCTGCGAACTGGCCTGCCCAATCACACCGTTCACCACAGGATAGAACGGCCCGATATTTCCGGTCCGGTCCACCAGGCGCGCCCAGAAGAAGAACCGAGCGCTCGCCAACAGCGACTGCATGCGGTAGTCAGCCTGCGGATATGCCAGGTCGGCCAGCTTGGTAGCGGCTCCAAGATTGTTTGCTGGGCCATACCACAACTCGGTGCGCTGGGTATCCTGGGCGCCAGCAGGGAAGCCCCACTTGATGCCGATGCCGAACAGCTCGCTGGTGGTGGTCAGGGACGCCACCGCCGGCGGCAGGCCGACCTTCCCTTGTAGATTGGTCAGGTTCGAGCTTTTCCAGATCGACGAGATCTCGAAAGCACTCACCGAGCGGACCCGGGCCAAGTAGGCGCCCGAGTAGATGCCAGTGACGTCAACACTGGTCGAACCTGTCCGCTGCACCTTGATCCAGTTGCCGCTGTCCTTGCGCCACTCCACGTCGTAGGCGACCGCACCGCTCACCGCGGGCCACGAGATGTTCATGGTGCTGATGGCAATGCCCTGGTTCACGGCGTAACTCGACGTCAGCGTGACGCTGGCCGGTGCTGGAACTACGGTGATCGGAATAACGCTGATCGGCCGCTCTTCCAGCCGGGCGCCGGTATCAATGTGCGCGAACTTGCTCGGGTCGTACTGCACGGCCGAGATTTCGAACACGCCAGGCTCTGGCCGGGAAACGCTGGTCACCCGGTACAGCGGGAT